CGCTACCGACAAGTGTCAATGTATCTGTTGTTACATCTGCTACTACGTCACTTTGACCTGCTACAGATATTGTTTTGAAGATTGGATCAGTTCCACCACCGGCTGCTTGTCGAAGCTGGACATAGGCTGAGTCGACTAAACCAATAACTGCTGCAGAATCAATACCACTTCCGCCTGATCCTCCACCAAAAGTACCTAAAGGAAGTCTAGCAGAATCAATAGTACCGGTTACAATATCTGACGCGGCTAATGAGGGTATTCTTGCAGAGTCAAAAGTTCCAGAAGTAATTTTGCTCGTAGGTAAATTAGGAATAGCAGAAGTGCCTAATGCGGCTACAAATGCAGCATCAACATCAGCCGTAACAATTGAGCTCACACGAGCCGAATCAACAAAGTTAGTATCAAGAACAGGTATCGTCGGTGCACCTGTCAGCGATGCGTAAGCAAAATTTTGTCTTAACTGAACATAACTTGAATCGACTAATCCGATGACTGCTGCGGAATCAATACCACTTCCGCCTGACCCTCCACCAAATGTACCTGCAGGCAGTCTAGCTGAATCAAATACTCCGGATGTAATTTTTGATGCCGCAAGATTCGGTATAGCGCTTGTTCCTAACGCAGCAACGAATGCAGCATCAACATCAGCCGTGATAATTGAACTCACACGATCTGAGTCAACAAAGTTAGTATCAAGGGCCGGTATTGTTGGTGCACCGGTTAATGATGCGTAAGCAAAGTTTTGCCTTAACTGAACATAAGCTGAGTCGACTAATCCACTTACGGCAGCAGAATCAACACCACTGCTTGTAAATGTACCAGCAGGTAACCGCGCTGAATCAAGTGTTCCTGAATTAATTTGTCCTGCGCTAATTGATTTGTTAGTTAAAGTATCGGTAGAACTTGCAGTAATATAACTACCGAGATCACTGATTTGACTTTCAGTAATAGTCAGACTTGCCTGGTGTTGAGTTACGTTACTAGCAGCGATCCGAGCATCTGCAAATGTGCCCGATGTAATTTTAGATGTAGCCAAGTTCGGTATTGCAGCTGCACCGAGAGCCGCAACAAATGCCGCATCGACATCAGCTGTAATAATTGCGCTTACAGTAGAAGAGTCCGTGCCAGTAGTTGTTCTAGCCGCAACATAGGCAGAGTCAATGAGTAGTATTACACCAGCAGAATCAATAGCAGCTGCGACCGAAGTAAGATCTGAATAAGTCGCAAGTCGATTACCACCAGCAGTACTAGCATCATGTACACGAATTGTCTTATTCGTAGTATCGATCGTCAGCTCACCAGCTGATCCGGTAAACGCATCATTCTGGGTAGCAGTACCTCTTCTAAATTGTAAACTAGTTGGCATCGCGTCTAACCTTTAAAATACTTGTACTATTTATAACCATTATAATGAACCTAAATCTAAGCTAGCAGTTGCTGCATCAGGCTTTAAACAGTCATAAAATGATCTTTGTTCTTCTCCAAACGGCCCAAAGTCTTTATCTCCAAGTCCCGTCTCAGTAAACACACCGGCGCTATCACCTTGTGTCTGCCGTAAATCAAAATTTGTTGTTCCTGGTATTTCCGTTGATATGGTTCTGTTTAATGTTGAACCACTTATCTCTTGCGCGACTCCTTGAGGATCTGTGACAACAAGACCACCGTTTGAAGCTGCTATACCAAATTCACCTAAAAATAACGTACTATTAGATAAATGTAAGTCTTTCCATTTTTTAGTCGGGGAACCTAAACTGTAAACTGAGTCAACCGCTGGTACTAAACTCTGTTGTAAAGCAGAGAGATACGCTGAGTCAGTTGTTCCGCTTCCACCACTTCCAACAAGAGTTGGAGCAATAGTGTTAATGAGACCGATTACGTCTTGTTCACCAAGACCACCGCCTCCAATCGAGGCTAGTGATTTATTTACATTCGATACAAACCTACGATATTCAGTCTGATATTGATCGAATACCGGTTGTGCATCTTGCAGAGTTAGGTCGCGTCCAGCTGGTCCTGCAGGACCTTCAGGGCCTCGAGGACCGGTATCGCCCTTCTCTCCCTTCTCCCCGCGGTCTCCTTTTGGTCCAGCTACCCCTCGAGGACCTTCTGCACCTTGTTCACCCTTTGGCCCTGGAAAACCTTGATCGCCTTTTAGTCCTTGCGCCCCCTGCGCCCCTTGGTCACCTTTGACACCTCGATCACCTGGTAATCCTCTGGGTCCTTGAGGACCAATGGCCCCCCGTTCTCCGTCCTCACCTTTCTCTCCACGTGGGCCCTGTATTCCCTGCTGTCCAGATAATCCGGACGGGCCTTGTGGCCCTTGAAGACCGGTATCACCTCTATCTCCTTTCTCTCCTTGTGGACCAGCAGGTCCTTGTAATCCTTGAGGGCCTTGTTCACCTATAAGACCTTGTTCACCACGATCACCTTGTGACCCTTGCTCTCCAGTAAGACCAATAGGGCCAATATCACCACGATCACCTTGAGGTCCTTGTCGGCCTCTCTTCGGTGGCTGAGATTTTATCTCGGCTATGTCTTCTTTCAGGTTCTTGATGGCAAGAGCCAGAAGAGCTTCATTAATAATAGTCTTCATCTTAACTCTTCAGTACAGTAGCGATACTAGATAACACTTCTAATTCTTTTTCTTTTAGATTGTGGTCTATAGTTTCCTCTATTTCTAACTGAGCTGGTTCATCTTCATCTTGGTATTCAATGTAGTTATACGATTCTTCTTGTGGCTCCTCTTCTTGGCCACCTTCACCGCTAATTTCTTTCTGCATGGCATCAATATCCTCATCGTTGAAATGCAGGATATTCTTCATGACCCACTCTTTCGAGAAGTACTCACCGACATAGTTTTGTACTTGATCAAGCTGCTGTAGTTTTTCACGAAGCACTTCTGCGTCTTTCAACTCAGTGAAATGGTTATCCATTGTATAAGTTATAACTATATCTGTCTTCCAGTTATTCCAATCCTCTTCTGTAATAATACCTTTAAGAATCAATTGCTTCTTGAGAATATTTAGGAATAGCTGCGAGAATCTTCTGCGCAACCGGTCAACAAACTTCTGAAACTTTAACTCGTCTCGTGTGATCTCTGATGATCTACCAAGAGAGAACTGAGCTTCTTGCTCGAGCCTATTAATCGGTACGTTGAGTGCACGATACATCTTCTTTTGGAAATATACGATGTCATCGATCTCACCTAAGTTCTGACCACCTGGCAGAGATGATACCTCTGTTCCACGGCCACCTTCTCTACGCGGTAACCAGAAATCTTCTAGAAGTGCTTGGTGTTTACGATCATCACGGATCTCACCAGTCTTTGCATCATAAACAATCTTGTTACGATACCGAGACATGATATCTTTCATATACTGTTCAGCTTTACCGGTAGGCAAGTTACCCACATCGATATAGAACATTCTTCTTTCAGGTGCCCGTGCAAGACGATAGATGACCAATGCATCTTCCATCATACGAAGCTGGTTAATTGGCTTGAGCGCTTTGTGCAGATATGAAACGATCTTCTTACGATCCTCGTTCAGAAGACCAGACGTAACGTATGATACTGCATCTTCTGTGAGTTTAACTCCACTTGAGTTTGCAGCACCTGGTTTTTCTTGATAGATGAAGTACTCGTCGACTTTCTCAATGAGTTTTGCACCAGTCTCACGATCGTTTTTCGTTTTGACTTGTTTTACTTTTCGCATCTTCGATGCGTCTACTGGTCTAATCTCTTTAATACCAGCTTTTAAATTGCCTTCATCAACTACTAGATGATGGAATAATCTTCCATCAACATACCATCTACGGAATATATCATGACCATAGTCATTAAAATCTAACATTCCGTAGATGTTATCGAATTCTTCTTTGACCTGCTTTTTAATCGAGTCTGAGATATCAATCTTATCAAGATTAATGTCAGCGATCATTTCATTATTATTAATCGTAATTGACTCATTTACAATCTCTTCAATCGCCATGTCAACTTCTGGGTGTAAAGCTACACCTCTATATTGCATGATCAGTTGATAATTGTCTTTTGAATCATCACCATCAATATTAAGATATTGACCATAGTGCATTCCAGACGCAGTGACATATCCCGCACCATCGTCATCACGCGCAGGTACAATTGACGGTTTCTTTTTTGGATCTTCTGTTTCAGCCTTTTTGATTTCAAATCCAAAAAGCCTGATGCCTCTGCTTGGTTCTGCCATACTATTTCCTTTCGTAGAAAGAGGGACCAAGCGCTAACCTGGTCCCTTTCCTATTATATATTTCTAAGTTGTGGTGTTGGTTTCGAAGTACTGATACTCGAAGGTTACCTGGAACCTTTCAACCTGATCAACCGCATCATATGCTAAATCAATCGGGCTGAGCTCAGTTGGAAATGCTCCTCGAAGAGTATACTTCTTGATAACAGAAGCATCTCTATCAAGCTGCTCAACAAGAATGTCTGCTTCATATGCAATTGGTGAAGCAAGACCAGTATTTGCTGAGTGAGCATTAATACCATTCATCCAACGCTCCATGGAGTTACGAACATCAAAGTCTGTATCGTTGATGATCTGAACAGTCCATGATGCAAAAGTACGGTCACCAGCCATCTTTAGCTGTCGACCTCTGAAAGGAATCACAATTGTTCCCATAGTTGAACCGGGGAGCTGTGCTGTTTCACATAAGAATGATGTCAGCTCAGTGTCTCCATCGGCATATCCGGGGAAGTTCATCGTCACCTTAAATAGATTGGGACGTGCACCTCCACCTCTCAGTTTTGATTTAAAGTCATCGACTCCTAAAACTGCCATTTTTTATCTCCTTACACTGTGCCTACGACTTCTTCAAAGTCCACACCAGTTCTTACAGCTACGAAACTCAATGTTACGAAGTTGATTGAACGTGCTGGCTTAATAAAGATGTCAGCTTTAAATTCATTACGGTCGATGACTGCAGCAGTGTTATTTGTATCATCACATACGACTCTGAAGTCTGTGATACCTCGTCTACCCTGTACTTCACGAAGCACTGGTTCAACAATGTTTACAAATTCAGCCCTTGTGAATTCATCGTTGAATTCGAACAAGGTTTGTTGTGCTGCCCTTCCAATCGCTCTCTCAAGAATCAAGAACAAACGTCTTACGTTGATTCTGTCGAAAGCCGATACTCTTCCTAGGAATGTCTTATCTCCAAAGAGAAGTGATCCCTGTCCAGGAATATTCGCAATCGGATTCAAACCAGCTCTATAGAGAGTATCTCTCTGAGCTTTTGATGGTGAGAATGCGAGAGACGTAATTCCAAGCATTTGTCCGCGTCTAGCTCCAGCTGGCGAGAACCAAGCTGCACGGTTAATATCCGTGGCTGCCATGATTCCAGCAACTGTTCCAGAAGCAGGAATGTTTCTATACTTATCGTTAAACTTATCGTATACTTTTAGATAGTTAGCATCTACAATGAGGTAAGAAGACCTGGTATACTGATCTGCAAAAGTTACCATATTAGTAACTTTTGTTGCATCAGATGTTACACCAACAATTGTACTACTATGTGGTGATGCTACAACAACACAATCCTTTCGAGTTGCTTGTGCCGTTGCTACTAGATCGTTAACCAACGTAACTTGATCTGCCGAGTCCCCCATGTTCTTTGCAATCATGAAGTCGATTTCTACCTGATCTTTATCTTCGTAAAGGTCCCATCCTGATTGTACAGAAGCCAAGCTTGAGCCATCACCACCGTCATGACCCCCGGTCAAAGCAAGGTTCAACGGAGCATCTGTCTCACCATAACTCGTGTTGAGTACAGTAGCACTTCCAAAATTAGATAGTGTGGAAATTGTATTAAGATAGATGTGTTCAGACGTGTTGTTAATTACAGTCTTCGCGAAAACTGATTTTCCTTCATCGTTCTTAGCGTCAGAAAGCTTTGAAAGATTCGGGAACGTTTCTAACACAGTACCCTTAGTTCCACTGATTAAGCCATCACTATCGACGACTGCTAAATGCAATTCGTCATTGGATGCTCCTGCTGCTAACGCAGATGGAGAGGTGGTCGGTGCTCGATCAAAACTATTAGCATATGCCCAAGATGAGAAGGCTGTCGCACTTCCGGCTTGATATACTTTAACAGCAATAGATCCGCCTGCCATTCCGGCATCACGAGCAAAAGCTTGTCCCGTCCCGGTATATGCTTCGAATGCATCTTGGTCTGCAAAGTATGTAGCGCTACTACTATCAGCAGCGTTTTTAGCTGTTGATGTGTCGATCGCCCTT